GTGGCCGTTCGAGGAAATTTTAAGAGTATTCGCTGGCGAAGGCTGGCGAACCAATCGATTCGCTTAATTCGCTGTCCATTCGTTTGACACGAACGCAACACGCTATGGAACGAACACGCGCTTCGCGTTCAGAATCATCCTTAATCGCCGAACTGGCCGCTTCTTCGAATGTTTCCCTTCGGGCCGTTCAACTTTGGCGCAAAAAGAATGACCCACGATGGACCGAATTCCTTCGACGCCGCGCCCAGGAGAACCAGATTTCTTTTGCATCGATCTCACCATCCAGTGAAACACTTACTCCGGACGAAGAGCTGGCCGCAGCCGCCCGTCGGTTTGCAGCCCTTTCTCGGATCTGCGATCAGGAACAAGCCAACGCAAACTGGTCCGGGGTGGGTGCAATGACCAAGGCCTCCATCGAACAACAGAAGCTTTTGCAACTTCTCAGGGAAAATCAGAAGAAACTCGGCGAGCTCGATGGTCGATACCTGGACGCAGAAAAAGTCCGCGATTGGATTTTTCCTCACCTGACGATGATGAGAAACCGTCTTGAAATCCTTCCAGAAGCCATCTCGGCCCGCATTGCCGGTGCTGATGTTGCTAAAATTGTCCGTGACGAAGTCGATTCGATCCTTCGTGAGTTGGCGTCAGCCGGGGAATGTGCTCCGTGGTCGTCAAAAATCATCAATCAAGAAACAGAGGTGTGACAATGCTCCAAACAATGGAGAAAGACAGGGTCGCGCTATTCGCGCCCAGAAAGCGCCCTAATCCGCTTCAATGGGCGGAACGCGAGATTGTTATTGATCCGAGGTTCTCGCCGCGTCCTGGGCGATTCTCGTGCGATTTTACCCCATACCTGAGGCAACTGCACCTGTGGTTTGGAGATCGGGGCGTCCGGCAACTCACGTTTGTGAAATCGGCTCAGATTGGCGGCACGACCCTGATGGCCAATCTAATCCAGTACGCCGTCGCCGAGGATCCGGGTCCGATCCTTTATGTCACTTCCACGGCGGACAATGCAAAATCATGGAGCGAAAGGGAGTTGATCCCCCGCATGAAATCATGCGGTGCCATCAGGGAACTCATGCCTGACGACCCGGATCAGTTTAAGAAAACCGAAATGGCATTCAAAAATTGCACGGTCAAACTGGTCGGGTCCAACTCCGCCAGCCAACTTGCCAGCCGTCCGATCCGGTATCTTTTTGCCGATGAAACGGATAAATGGCCCGACGCCTCCGCAACCGAAGCTCCCTCCCTCGAGCTCGCCATGGCCCGCACAAACTTCTATCGGACCATCTGCAAACGTGTCCTGGCATCGACACCCACGGTCGAGACCGGAGCGATCTGGTCGCAGTTCCTCCAGGGCAGCCAGCATCGATACCATCTTGAATGTCCGGCGTGCGGCCACTGGCAGCACCTTCGCTTCGAGCAAATCACCTGGTCGCCGGATCTCAGGGGCATGGATGGACAGTGGGATCTCGACGCGGTCAGCGAGTCCGCGGTCTACTTGTGCGAGGAATGTGGCGATCCATGGGCACAGGATCACCAGCGGGAGATGGTCTCTTCGGGCCGGTGGATTGCCGGGAACCTAAATGCTCCCAGTGACCACATCAGTTGCCACATCAGCGCCCTCTATTCGCCGACCATGACATGGGGGGAGATTGCAAAATTATTCCTTCAGAAAGCAACATCGCCCGGAGGGCTTCACGATTTCCGCAACACCTACGAAGGCCTTCCGTTCGAGGCCCGCGCCTCGACCCTCCGTGACGAAAGCCTGCTCGATCTGCGTGGCGGGTATCGTCAACGGGAAATCCCACCGGCTGCCGTCATCGATGGTCAGGCACCGATGTTGACGCTCTGCGCCGATCCCGGGGGAAAGCGCACCCACTGGACCGTCGAGGCCCGCATCATGTCCGGGGAGAGTTGGGTCATTGATTGGGGTGAGGTCGAAGAGGTGGACGAGTTGGTGCATCCCGATTTTCTCAAAGCCCGCACCTATCTTTTGCCAGACGGAATCACGCCCGTTTCGCCGATGGCCGGGCTGATTGATTCGGGATTCTTTACCGAGAGGGTCTATGCCGTTTGTGCCCGGTCGGATGGATTCTATTATCCGAGCAAGGGGGGAGCCGCCAGTTTCAAACATTTCAACTCCTCTCCGCTGCCGGGCGTCGGGACCGTGCTTTACTCGTATTCCGATTTTGTTTGGAAAATGCACCTCTACATCGAGCGGATCCAACGCAAGCTTCCGCCATTGATTCATTTTCCAGAGGATGTCACCCGCGATTTTATTTCCGGACTCAGCGGCCAAGTGCTCATTGAGAACAAAAGCAACCGCAGCAACCCTTATCAGTTCAAGAACCTCGAGGGGGATCACTACGGGGATTGCACCAAGCTTCATTGCGTTGCCTGGGCGATCCTTCGGGAAAAGCTTTAGTCCGGAGCTTTGACATAGGGATGCCATCATGGCATCGATCACCCCCGACCACGCAAAGGTCTCCGGCATCAAGGCATATCTCCGATATAAGAGCCTTGCCGAGTTGCAGGCTCTGGCCGATACCATCTTTTCAGCGGCCACCGAGGAAGTGACCATTACCGGCACGGCTGCCGATGGCGGATCTGCCAATGGTGAAGTGACATTCCCGAAGTGGCTCTACCTCGAGGTGGTCATGGGAGTGCGTGCAGAGAAGGGTGATTACCCTGCCAATTCCGACGGCACGATTGTTAGCCGCCAGCTTGGTACACGTCCCGACTACAGCAGGACATGGGCGGTCACCTAGTTTGATTTCCGTTTGATTTTTGACAGAGGCGGTTTGCTATGAGCGAACCGAAATCAAAGCGAGGTGGTGCTAGGGCAGGGGCGGGACGCCCCAAGAAAACCGATCTGGCAGCCTACGAGGCCAGCTACCGGTTCAATCCACAACGGATGTGGCTCTATTCACCCACGCTTGATGCCAAGAAAGAGCTTACCGGCGGATCACGTCAGGAGCTAATCAAGAAAGCTCAATGGCTTTACAACAACAGTGGTTTAGCAGGGGGCGCCGTCGATAAGATTGCCCGACTTGTTGGACCACTTCAGCCACAGGCACGGACGCTGGACGAGAATTGGAACCGCATGGCGGAAAAGGCATTTGGTGATGCAGCTCGCAATGCGGCTTTTGGTGTCGATGTTTCCGGCATGGTGAACTTTGACCAAGCGATCCCGCTGCTCGTGCGTCAGATGGCGATTGCCGGGGATGTGTTTTGGCAACGCATGACCAGCAAGAATGGCAGGGGACTTTTTAAACTTGTGCCAGGAGAGAATGTCGGATCACCGGTCGGATCGGAGACCGAGGGATGGAATGACGGAGTCAGGATCGATCCCAAGTCTGGACGCCCCACCTATTACCGGATCCTGAAAGCTCCCGCCTCTCAGGAATTCACCGATATCAAGGCCGATGACATTAATCATGTTCGGCGCGCTTACCGGATCGGATACACCCGCGCCCCGAGCTGGCTGGCTCGCGCAGCCAACACGCTTCAGGACATTGCCGAGTATCTGGCTTTTGAAAAACAGTCGGCAAAGATCGGTGCTTCGATGGCGGTAGTCATTACCTCACCCGAGGCCGGACAGATCGGACTAGGATCATCGCTGGTAAAGGGTCAGTCCACCTCAAGTCAGCAACCGATGACCGTGGATGCACTGACCAACGGTTCCATCATTCCGCAGCTCAAGCCGGGTGAAAAGGTAGAGAGTCTGATCAACAGCCACCCGTCGGGAAATATGCAGCAGTTCCTTGGAACGCTGAAGGAAGAGATCGCGGTTGGATTAGGGTTTAGCAGCCAGTTCCTTTTCGATGCCACCGATGCGGGCGGTGCCAACCAACGCTGGATTCTTGAGGAAGCTGCCGGGGCCATTGATGAGATCCGCGACATCATCACCCAGAGTTTTGCCGCTCCATTCTGGCGGTTCTGGATTTGGCAGGAAATTCAGGCCGGTCGCCTGCCGATTCCCAATGACGGAAGTGATTGGTGGCGGGTGGAATTCACGCCACCGGCCCGTTTGTCTGTGGATTGGTCCCGGGAAGGTCGATTGATGAGCGATCTCCTGCTCCGAGGGCAAATCTCTCCGCAACGCTACTACGCCTTACAGGGTCTTGATGCAGATACCCAAGATTCCGACATTATTAGATTCGCAGCACGCAGGAAAAAACTTGTCCAGGAGATCGCCAAGGAAGAAGGCGTGGAACTCACTACGGCGGAAGTATTCCCTCCGGCACCGGGGTCACCGGTGAGTGTTTCGGGAGATTTGACACCGAACGAAAACCCATAATGGTGACCCTATCCCTATTTGCCGCCGCGTCGAATAGCCGCGTTGATGCCGAGAATGGTATCATCTCTGGCGTCCGTGTCATCACCAAGGGAGAGGCCAAGGGGCACAGCTTTCTAGGAGAGCCGATCATCAGTG